ACCATCGGAGGTTGTTTGACAAACCCTCCCCGCAGTACAGGCAGTAGCCGGTTGCTTCTGCCTCTTTCAAGGGGCGTTTTGAGACCTTATTAAAAGCGGATAAACGTTCTAACTCCTCGTAGTCGCTGGCTCGGTCTAATTCATCAGCCATCCGAACCTCCTTGAGTCGGGTCGGTTTTCGTATTGCCCGGTTTGATTTGGCTTTCGTCTATCGTTACCTCGGGTGTAAAAAAACCACTGTAGTGTAGGAACGCATGGATTTCATCCGCCGCTTGTTGGTACTTTCCGGCATCCAGCAACTTTAACAAATTGTACATAAAATTCAGCATGTTAAAGCCTCCAAAAATACAAGGTTAAAATCGCTGTCACCAGCATGTTGGTCAGGATTGCACCCTTAATAATCATCATGTTTAACCTCCAAAAACTTGCCCATCAAAGCCTTTAGGTTATTGTCTGTTGGACGTACCCCGTCCCCCAACTCATGCTGGTCTCCGAAGTTAAACCCCATAGATACGCTACTTTCGATAGGTACTTTCATGTCCGCATACGGCGCAGTCATAGCTGCATGAATTATCGGTACAGCAGCAGGAATGTCCTTGATGGCGATGCTGAAAACTACCTCGTCGTGAATCGGTGAGAAAAATCGAATATCGAATCGGTTTCGGATGTCATCCTTCCACATACGACCCATAGCTAACTTGGTCATCTCTGCACCGGAACCCTGAATAGCAAAGTTTGACGCTTGACGTTCTGCCTTTGCCGCTTCCCATTTATTAGAAGACGTAATGTCTTTCAAATGGCGGCGTGCGCCCAACATCGTTACGGCGTAACTATTTTCACGAGCGAACTCCTCGACCTTCCGTTTCCAGCTTTCCACACCGGCGAAAGCCTCGAACTTCGCATCAAGGTACGACTGAGCTTCTTCCTCTGTAACCATCAATGTTTGAGCCATCTTTGGCGCGGCTGCACCGTAGGAACTGGCAAAATTCACGGTTTTAGCCAGTTTTCGCACATCCTTCGCCCACTTATGTTTCGGGTGCTGCTCGTCGTCGATTGCTGCTTTGAACTCTTCGTAAGGCATTTTGGCAATACCTGCAGCAGTCAGACTGTGCATATCCTTCAGGTTGTCTCCGGTGTAACAGGCCAGCATATTCGGGTCTTGCGATTGTTCGGCAATCAGTCGGAGTTCCTGGGCAGAGAAGTCTAGGGAGACAATCAGCGCATCTTTATGGTGCGGGACGAAGATGGTACGGAAATCCCCCGCACCTTTAGCCAACTGTGCCAAGTTGGGCTGACTGCATGAAAATCTGCGCGTAACCGTTGAGCATTGGTTATTAGACGCATGGATACGCTTGCTTTTCCAATGAGGCAGTACGGGGTACGTCGAGTAGTACAGTCCCTCGCGGGTGTTGTACATTTTGATTTTCAACAATGCCTGCAAAACTTGTCGGCGTTCGTCATTCTCGTCGGGTAAGTCATAGTGCAGCGCGGAGTTAATGGCTACATCGTCGGTAGATGGTGTTCCATCTTCCCCCCTAGCCCGCATCAAATCGGTTGGCTTGTTACGGATACGGACAGGTAGGCCCATCACGTTGTACATCAGATTCTGCATCTGTTTCGGGCTACCGGCGTTGAAATCAGGTTTGGCTGTAAAATGGGCACGGACAAGTCGGTTCAGATTGTCAATATTCCCAAGCGACAAAGCGTCGGCGAGTTGTTCGCAGCCTGCCTGCTTTACCTCATGAATCAGTCTTTCAATTTTGCGGACAGCAGTTTCTAAAACTTCCCCTGTCATGATGTTGAACGCATACTTAACCCACTTCGGCGTGTTCCATGTTTCAACGGTAGCTTCCTCAAAAATAGCCCCGTCCCAACCCTGTCGAATCAAGTAATCATTCAGGATGATTTCCTCAGCAGCCTTAGCTGCAGCATCTCTTGCAATCATTTTGCTCAACGCCACTTGGTCTATACTTACACCGTCAAGGAATGCCTGCGCTATCCAGTACGCTGCGTCGATTTCTACGTTACGGTACACCTGCCATACGTTTTCAAGCATCATGTGCAACTGATACCAGTTGTATAGCGCAGCTGTGCAAACCGTATCATCTGCGCCGTAAGACAGAACTTCATCCAACGTCAGTTCGTTCATCTTTCTCATACGGCCTGTAATAGGGTCTGCTACGGTTTCCGCGTAACTGCACTGCTCATAACCCAACCAACGCAGGCTGTTCTGTTTCAACCCCGATGGTTCGTTCTCATCGACGTATGAGGCCATCAACTTTGTGTCATCAACATCCCGGAGGAACCAGCCGAATGTGTTGTGCAGTACGACCAATTCAAAATTTACATTCTGAATCACGAACCGATGGGTCGGGTCGAGAAACTTCAGTACAGTTTCAATTTGCTCCAGTGAGCAATTGTCTGTGTCTTTATGGTTTACGGAGAAATAGAATGTACGATGGAAATTACCACCAAGTGTCAGGGAAATGCCTGTCAACTCGCTACCGAACACGTCTACACCTTCCCCGCGCTTTCCTTTAATGGTGTACAGCCAGTCATCGGATTCTTCAGGTGTGGAAGTTTCAATATCTAACGACACCAAATTGTTGTCGGTTGCCAGTCGTCGAATATCGGCGAACACTTGTTCAAAGTCGGAGGACGTTACTCCTCGGATTTCCTGCGCCCACTCTTGTAAAAAGGGGTGGACACTGCCCTTACATAAACCGTGTCGCCAAATGATGTTGGAAGGTTTAACTTCATTCGTTTTCAATGTTGCCAGCTTGAGTGAAACTTCAACGTTCGGTGCGTAATCAATCAATTTCTGCAACTGGGGCAGTGTGGTAACGTCTTCGCTCAAACTGGTCAGTTGGCGGTTTTGAATCAAATGGCGAAGGACTTTTAATCCATTGTCCCCAAATGCTTTATACACCTTGTCAAATGCTGCCGGGCCAAAGCCTTTAGCTCCGGGGATTTTGTCCGAACTGTCGCCTACTGTAGCCTTGTAAACATCTACAAACTCATAAGGGAACTCCCCATAAGGTTTCGGATTAAGGTTTCCATTTGCGTAAACATTGACATTTGGGTGTTTGGTCAGAACGAGCAGGTCATAATCATTAGTCCAGACAAGGATTTGGTCTTCTTTCAAGTGTTCGCAGAACCACCCGATTAGGTCGTCGGCTTCCAGCCCGTCATATCGGGCAGTCTGCACGCCAAGGTTCAACATATCCTGTGTGAACTTGTCCATCATGGAATTGTATTCCCCGTAGAACGTCGGGGAACTTATACGCCCTGACTTATACTCCGGGTAAATAGACTTCCGTGCTTGGGTACCGCCGCTGCCGTCAAAAACTAAAACCATGTCTTTAGGGCTTAATCCTAAAGTTTTCATAGTTGTAGCAAAGCTGTTGCACAAATTGTCGTAACCATACCCGGCAGAGTTGATTAAATGTTCTTTACCGGATTCGTCAGTTTCATAAATACCGTTTTCAGTATCCTTACCGGCCATCAGTGCACGTTTTGCAATGCTTGCAATGTCAATCAGTATCTTCATAGCATCTGTATAAAAGTACCGGCGCAAAGCGCCGAAGAAAGTTAAAGCCCCAACCTGCGTCGCGTATTACTTTTCAAGTTGGCTGATTCATGGTGCATCTTCAATACATCCCACCCATGATGTACATTGACGTGATGTAAAAAGTCGGCACAAGATTCAATATCTCCCATCGCGTCATGGGCCTCTCGTTTAGGGAGGTTTAGGACCCTGACAACTGTTTGCAATTTGTGGTTAGGCATTCTCGGATACATGACACGTGCCAGTCGTAGAGTGTCGATGACTTTCAAATGGATAAGCGGTTTAGTACCTAACATCCCAATATCGAACCCGACGTTATGTCCGAACAGGTAATCTGCGTCTGACACCCATTTGGCTAGGGGCGTTACCGACCAAACATCGTCCATCGTCGGTTGCCCCTCGACTTGTTCCTGCGTGATACCGTGCACTTTTTGAGCCTCGGGTTGAATAATTCGTTCTGGATTGACCAACGTGCAAAGCCGGTCTTCGATTTCCCAAGTTACAGGGTGCAAAAGCACTGCTGCAATTTGTACCGGTTTGTCATCCGCAGAAATTCCCGTGGTTTCCGTATCAATTCCCAAAATAGGTTTCATTAGACCTCCTATGTTTTAGACGGCCTACTAAGGCCGTCTAAATACTTACCGATTAAGCTGCTTCTTTGTCGAGGGATGTATAGGTTGTCCGCTCAAAGACTGCGGTTGGGTATGAGTTACCGCTGTTGGTTTTATTGATAACTCGGGTCAACTTCAAGTGAGGTTGGTTGCTCGGCATCACGATAGATTTAGCCAACATACCCTCCCACGCTTTGAGTGCTGAAGGGGACAGATATATAGACAGGAGGCGGTTGTCCTCTTGGATGTTTGGAGCTTTTTCGCTGTCTAAGTACATTGCATACAGTACGGCACGGCGTTTCCACGAGGCTTTGGAGAAACCCTTGGCTTTAACCAGTTCGAGAAACTCGTCTTTAGTCAGTGTTTCTTCGTTCAGGGTTACAGTCTCGCCGTCCCAGCAACAAACTTGAAGTTTCTTTTCGTCGTCACTGGCGTTTTGTGTGCCCAAATCAAGTTTGAGATATGAAGATACGCTTTGAGGTTCGACAACCATCCATGTACCCAAATCAACATCTTTATTGATATGGGCTGTCAGTCCACCGTTTTCGATTGATACGCCGGTTGTAGAATCCATCGGTAAAAATTTTGCACCAATCAGACCTTCAAACCGGTCGGTCAACTGTACAAAGGAACTTGCTTGGATAGCTTGAGCAACTTGGGTCGTTCCTGCTGTGGCAGCAGGTGCCGGTACATTTGAGTTGTCGTTTGCGGTTTGTAGAGCGTTAAAGTCTTGGTTTAACATAAGTAAGTCTCCAGTTTGTTAAGTGGTAGATAGAAAAATAGGGCACTCCCGACGGAATGCCCCATTACTTTATTCTACATTATACGTAGAATAAATACTTTTGACGTAATTTTACGTCCGTTTAAATTTTCGGATACCTTGTTCCCCCATCTTCACAGGGTCGAACTTGACACAGCGTGGTCCCATGTCTGGGTGGCTGAATGAGTCAACTGCAAGATTTGAGTTTCTAAGTGCCTGGTACATCTCTTCTTCCGAGGAATATATCGGTGTCTCTCCGATATTTTTAATACGCTCCCTGTATAAGTAATACACACGGTCTACGTCCAATATCAGATAATCAACCATACCTGTAGGATGTTCCCCGGTTTGGAACTCGTAATGTTGCCTAGGAATTGCTCGAGTTCTGTCATAATCATCAGCATGACTTGCCTGAGCGATAAAGTTAAGCAGGCGTACAACTTCGGAATCCACACGTTGTCTCCAGTTGCTTCGGTCAAGCAGTGTTGTCTCCATCGACTCCAACTTTTCATCAAATTTACCCGGCAGATGCTCTCGTATGACATTTGAAAAGAATCGGAAGCCGGTCAGTACCATAGCGCAGTTCTCAAAAATCCTGTCGTTGCTGCCAGAATAAACCGCCTGTTTAGCGTCTTCGGAACTTTCCCTATACAGTTCGGCCAGTGCTTCCAAATCACACTCTAGTACGGCTTTAATAATCGTCCATCCGATAATGCTGATTTCCCTGCTGTTATGTTGCAAGTGCTTGGCGTATTCCCAACGGCCATATTTGTCTGCGACGTGAAAACCCACAGGGATAATGCGTTCCATCAAAGACGTTTGAGAGGTTTCCAGGGTTTCTCCGAGAAATGCCACAGGTGCATATGAGACTGATTTTACAAGCTCATTATGGTGCGACCCGATTGCTTTGCCTCCGCCCTTCAAACCCTCGCCGCCAATGGTGTATTGGGTCTGTAGGGTTTGCCTAAACATTTCCAACCATCCACCTTTACCTAAGTTTTGCGCCTTCACTTCATCCACAACCAAAGGTATAGAGGTTGTTCCCGTTGCTAACGCTTTCAGGGCGAACTCGGACAATCCGCCGCCTGCCGACTTCAATTGAAACGGTTTCTTCCAAGTGAATAAATGCAGTAACAGGTTCATGGTGGTTGTCTTCCCGCAGCCTGCTTCCCCATACACTTGGAGAATCGGGAAGTTCTTAATCAAACCCATACAATACAGAGGATGTTTTACGGAGCAAGCAGTAAACCAGCCCAATAACGCGGCCAGTGAGAAAATGTTTCCATTCAGATTCAATAATGCGTCTACCGTCCTGCTTAGGTTGGTTTTAGCATCGGCCATCGTATATGGAGTGTCTGAAATATCGACGTTATAGCGACCTGCGGAGTTTGCAGGCTCAACGTATAAAGGGGCTGCAAGATATTGCCCCTCTGTATTAGTACCGAAATTCCGTAGACTCTGAATACATTTGGTCGGGGACAGCCAAAATAAATTCAAACTGTCTTTAACCCCATGTTCTTCAGGGGCGTGTCGAACTTGAGCGTAGATGCCTTCTGTAACAACTGCTAAAGCCTCTGAGGATTCCTGCAGGTTCTCGCCGACGAATTGCTTCCAGGCATAGAGCACTTGGCTGTATTTTCGTGAGCCGACAGCCTCTAAGTGGCCGCCTAACCTCATGATGCGTTCCTGCATCTTGTCGAGCTTTTGCGTAACCTCTATAGGCAGCACTTGTCGAGGCTTCTCCTCCCCTTGTACCAATGGGATAACGCTGTAAGATTGGATTTCTCCGTTGTCATCCAAGATTTTCATTAGAGAACCGGGTTTCCATGAGTAATTTCCAATAGCCCTGTAGTTGTCTTTACCGACTTCAACTGGGCCCATCTCGTCTACAACCACTTCATCACGCAGGTCGGCATCGTCGCGTTTGCGTCTTGCTTCCTTATCCGTTACCGATGTTTGCCGCCCTTGCAAGTCCATATTCTTGCCCGCTTCTGTTGTCAAAATCGTGGCAAATACATTCGGGTAGTAAACGTAACACGGGTTTTTAACAACGGAGCGAAAGCAGTCGCGTAACGCCCGCTCTATAGATTCTCTAGTCTGGTGGGCCGCCCCTGCCATGCCGACCCTAGATTCTATAAATCCGTCAACAGCTTGGATAAATGCGTCCTCTTTGTCAAAGTCATCAAAACCGACTGCGACGGCAGCAATGGCAAGTTGCAGTTTGAGAACGTTCAAATCCAACTTTTGCAGTAAACCCTCCCCGCGAAAAGCTGCGGCTATAGTGGGTGGAGTTTCCGACCACGCTGAAAAATCCACACGTTTGGATACGTTTGCTTTGTGGTGCTTTAAGTTGTTTGTGGTATCCCGCAAAGCCCTTGAAAATTCAACGGCAAGATATTGGTTACGGGTCGGCGGTGCGACATAAGCCGCAGGGCGCTGTTGGCTGCACCAATCCCAGTAACCTTGTTCGTCCAGTTTCCTCAACTGTTCCGGTGGAATTTGAACTTTGAATGTAGTCCGTCCGTCATCCAGTGTCCTCGGACGGTTGACGACCCTCCACATACGTCCTTTACCTTGAGAGTAAATACTCAAGTCCATATGAGGGGTTATCAACGATTCGTCGCTTGCCAGCATACGGTAAACTGTGGGCAGGGCTGGGTGGCCGGAAACCTTTAACTTTCTCAAATCGCTGTCTGCCATAAAGCACTCCATAGGTATGGTGCAGTGAATTCCCTTTTTACCGCTTAGAAACCAAGAGGCTTGGCTCAAGTCGAAGTTATGACTTTCGAGCTTATTCATAAAACGTTTGACACTATCCAACACGTCTTGTATAGCGTCCCCGTCCCAATCCAAATAGAACGGGCCGCGGTAAGCTACGTCCCTCGGACGTTCCTCTCCAGTTTCCCAAATTCTATTTAAGTCTAGTACGGTACAAAAATCAGGCTGCTCTTCGTTTAGAACTCTCTCTCGGTCATCTGCTAGAGACGGTTTCCATGAGGACTTCCCATGCTGTGTGAAAAAATACCAAGTCATATTAGGCTCCAAATATCCAGTCTCTCAAGTCTCTATAAGTCAGTTGAATCCTATTCGCCTGCTCGTCTTTGTCTAGCAAAGATTTCTGTCTACGGACTTGAAGAGTTCCTTCCGCTACAGCAATGCGAACGTGGCATCGGTGTTTTTGCCCGTTGCGGTCTATACGGCCGACCGCCTGCTCAAAATCTTTGGCAATCATAGGCAGTTCGAGAAACAATACGTCAGAGCATACATCTTTTAATGTGTCTAGCCCTGAACCCATACTTAAAGGTTGTCCAACCAGCATCCGGCAACTTGGGTCATTGACAAACTTATCCAATGCCGCATTACGCTGCTTGTCAGTTAATCCGCCGTAGACGGCTACTGCTCCATACTTTTCACCGTGTGAAGTTAAAGCCTCGATTGCTTTCTGGTAGTATGCAAATACGATTTGCTTTCGGTCGCCTAATGAAGCCATCGTCTCGTCTAAAAGTTCAAAACCCGCTACTTGCTTGCGGGCTTTCTCTTTCTCCGCAGGAGTCTCAAAGAATCCCTCGTAACCGATAATGATTTGCTGCAGCATGGTGTTCAGTTTCTGGACTGTTGTTGCGTCAATATTTCCTGTGTCAATCTCCAGTAACGCCAACTCAGCCAGTTTGTCATATGCCGCTTTATGCTCCGGCCTCAAATCGTACACAATAGGCTCATAAACAACGTCCGGTAAATCAGGGTCGATTTCACGACGAAACACTCTTGCGGAGTTGTGTAGGAAGTTGACATTTAGTTCCTCCTCGTTTTTCCAACCTGACACAGCCCCGAACATATCGCGCCCCTTGACGTGCATAGCCTCAAACCATGCTTTTGAACGGTATGCATCAGGATTTGTCAGTCTTGTGTAGCCGTACACATCCTCCGGCGTAGTTAAAGGGGTCCCTGTCATCAGAATCAGATTACGACTTACACTCATGAGTAACGACTCCTCAAAATATCTTTCAACTTATCTATTGCTGAAGCGTCGGCTTTTACCGTTGCAGGTCTATCTTGTCTGGGTTTTGAAACCGATTGTTTCAACCTCGACCTATCCCTGTTATGAAACGCCCATACGCATTTATGATTCTGCGTGGCTGGGTTTTTAACCGACACAGCCTCGTCAATAATCAGGGTTGCATTACGGTCTAAGAAAAAGTTGTAAATCCTGTCGAAATCCCGTTTAAAAATATCCATCGACATTAAGACAAAATCTGCATTTAAATCTAACTTAGCCCGCTCTGCAGGTGTTCCCCTGTACATCAGCACAGAATCTACGCCTTTAATAGACTTCAACCATTTATCCCACTGCCGCAGTAGAATCGGCGGCATTAAGACAACGGTGTGTCCGGGGTGGTGCAAGCGGTGGTACAAAGCTGCGACGGTAGCCGCCAAGGTCTTTCCTGCACCTACTTGAAAGTACATCCCGGCCGCCTTGCAGTCAGCAAAAGCGTTTACCCATGCTTCCTGATAGTCGTAAAGTGGAAACGGCATCCCATAATTTGCGTACACATCATCTGAAGCGTTGCTAAAGGGGATAGCTAAGGGTGATTTTTCAGGCTTCCTAACTTTGTCCGCTTCGGTTAATAAATTTGCGGGGAGGTACTCCACGTTTGGTGCGTAGTGTATTTTAGGTTTGATTTTGTCCCATTCACCCAATGTCTTTGCTTTTAACATAATGACCTCAGAATAATTCCGCGCCCGACGTATCTAATAGTGAATCGTTTAGCGATTGTCCTCTGCGAAACGCTTCCACTAACTCACGTCGTAAAGTTTTGTCTGCCACGGTGTCAGCGATTTCAAGGAGTTTGTTTATGTTTGCAGCGAACTCGTCACCAAACCACGGTGCACCTCCTGCTGCAGCATTCTCGAATACACCATCAATCACTGTACCCCTAACATCTCTTGAGAATCTACCTACGGTTTGAAGCTGCCTATAATATAGATTTGGAAACCTTCTGAAAAATTCGGGGATAGGATAGTAGCCTGCGGATGCCGCCTTAATAAGGTCTCCGCGCTCGTAAGTAGCAACCATAACAGTTCGCTTCAGTGGGACTCCTTCAATATTTTCGGGGTTGGGTTTTAAAATAACCACACCGATATTGCGGCACAGATACTGCAACTCGTTGTAGTCCCTAACCCCAACCCTAACCAAATCCGACCGCAGATGGTCTGCGTTAGTTGTTGGAGTGTCGATGTGTATTGTCGGCAGTGATTTTAGTAACTCTTCCGTATCGTCATCTGACAATAAGTGACTGTCAAATACAGGAGATACATCCTCGATATGGGTTTCGGGTTTCAAATTAGTCAGATACGCATCCAAACTGATTTGGAAAAACTGCTGAAAATACTCAACCAACTTGGGGTACTTAACCCGGTTGACGGATAGACGGTTTAAGTAGTCTCCTACATGTTCCACATGAGAACAAAGTGGCGGTACTCCGCTCCACCCCTTCACCTTCACCTGTCGAACATGATTTGACCGAACCAATCCGGCTCTTTGTGTCTCCCACTTCAACCCCATCGCAGAAACGATAGGGCGCAAAGGAATCCAACCGTCTTCAACTGGTAAAGTCAATTCAGTCCAACTGCCGTCCGGGGTCGGGTGTTTGAAAATAAACGGCAATATTAAATCTACATCTTGCATAATTTGTATATTTTAATTTCCATATGAATTACCGCCGAACTTCAATTTTCGGCGGTAATTTTCGTTTGCTATGTTACGTCAAAGTGTTTCTTTGCGTCAATATGTAGATTTTTCAGGCGGGCGTGTCAGAGCCGGTTTCAAGTCGGGAGGTGTATAGTTTCGACCTTTGGCGATTTTTCCCTGAGCATTGAAAACAGGGTGGCCGTTCTCGAATTTACTCCAGTTACTTCGGTCTACTTCCGCGAGTGCGGCTTGCATATCGAACCCGGCCATATACCCTACACCGATTGCGGTAACGATTTGGTCGCAAAGTGCGTCCAATAAAGCCAAACGGTCAAACCTTGTCACGTTGCCGCAACCCGACTTATAAAAACCCGCCAAATCCTCTAAAGTACCCAAGGTACTCTCACTGTCGCCTGTCGCTTCCAACATTTCCGCGACCTCCTCGAAGTGGCATCCGATTTGAACTGCCAAATCTTTTTCTGTCGGATTAGGTTTGGCTTTCTCAAACCAAATACAGATTGATTCCATTGTGTTTTTCATTTTTTACCCTCTTCAGGAGTTAGCTCTTGGTCAAGTTTCAATTCCAACAACTTCAAGGTTTTTACAACCAGAGGCGAGGCCTCCAACTTCTCTGCAAAGGTCTCGGCATATAACGTACCGGCCGCAATATACAAAGTTTGTTTTGAAGGTAGCAAGAGTGTTACGCACAGGAGTGCCGCTAATACTGCTGAAACCTTTTTTGATGTAAAGAAATCTACGATTTCTTCTGTACGGCCATCCGAAGCCAGCAGCGTACAAGTCAAAATTGCTACGGTAAGGAAAGCTACCCAAAATACAAACATTACTACTTGGGCAGTCTCTACAATATCCGCCAGATATAGGATAAAAATCAAGCTCATACTAATACTCCATGTCATAACGTTGGGAAGCCCAGCCTTTAAAGTTGGCCAACCATGCACCTCGGCTGACAGCCCGTGCCTGATGCTCGAAAGGGGTTAAGTGGGCTGCCTCTTTCAGTTTGTGTGCGAGGGCAAAATCACGTTCGGAGTCCGGCTGGGATTGGTCGTGATTCAAATAAGACACGCGGGCACACCGTGCGGCACTAATCATCTTGTACTGTTCGTAAAGCTCAGAAGCATCATCCGCACCGGTCAACAGTTCCTTATCAATGTAGGGCAGGTGATACGGACTTTTTTCAGGAGTTGACGAGTCGATTGCGGCCTTCATCACTTGCGCCAGAGCCTGCATCTCAGGCTGACTGTCATGTGCCAAGCGTAATTTGAAAAAGTTATCCCACTCCGTTGCCGTAACGACGACTTCCGCCCACATAAACGGTTCAAGAAGTCGGTTGGCGATTTGCTTATGCAAGCCTAAATCCAGCAGGGTTTCAGCGTAGAGGACCGCTTCGTCTCTTGCGGCCAGCCAGGTTGCTTCGCATTCGCCGCTTACCTCCACGCCAAGCGAGCCGTCTGCTACCATCCCTGCTTGATTTTTTCCCCATTGGACGGGTATCACAGGGTTGTTCCTGACCTGTTCAAGTAATTTTGCAGTAGGGATTGCCCTACTACTGGCGGCGTTTGAACTGAACATCCTATGCTTGTTGAATTGCGACAGGATGAACCTCGGCATCTTCAATTGCAGGGTTGTAATTCTGTTCCCGTCCCAAATTGAATCTGCAATAACTTTTGTTGAAATCATAATACTCCTTCACATATCGTCGGCGTCACGGAACCCTAACCACACAGGGTGGCGGGGTGCTTCTTTAATGCCGATTTCTAAAAATTTAAATTTAACGGTACGCCCGATAAGCGTCTCGGCCTGTTTCCACAAGTTTTGCCTGTCGGTTTGGGTAAACCCTGTTCCGATTTTGAACTCGACACCTTCGTCAGTTTTACATAGCAGGTATCCCAGCATGTTGCCACCGTACAGTCCGCCTTTGGCCGAGCTTCTGTCGGTATGTCCGAGTTCATTGGTTTTTGCTTCATTTCCGTTGTGCATCAACTCTCCATACCCTATACAGACTGCTTCGGCATCAGAAAACCGCTTTAACTTCATTAAGTAACCCTCGCTTAAAGTCGAACGGTTTTGTTTGTAGGGGGAGTCAGGGTGGCGGAGCATCACTCCTTCGTAACCTGCTTCAAGCACAACCTGTTCATACTCTAAAAGTTCGTCTACACAAGTCAGACAGGTGTGGTCTAAAAGTTTGGCAAACGGGGGCAGGGCGTGGTATTGAAAGTGTCGCAGGCTGTCTGAAAAACCTTCTCTGTAAATTCTGTCAAATACAAAGAATTTAAAATCAGGTGTGCCATCCGCCGACATAACGGCGCTGTTGGTCACTCGGTAAACATCGTTGGCTGTCGGACTTCCCACTACCAACTCGCCATCCAAACCTTCAAGGTCTGATGAATACTCTGAAATACACTGTTGGATGTGTCTGTTCCGTATCGGCTTATTACTGCGGGAATACGCAACCCCATCCCTCACAATACATCGGATACCGTCCAATTTCGGACTGGCAATCAGTGGAAATGTCAGGGTCGACACATCTTCAACCGCAGCAGCCAACATGGGTTTAAACGGTTTGTTCACTAAGCCTCCTTTTTACAGATTCTGGGATTTTGGGTAGTGGTGCCCAAGCGACGTGAAACTCTTCTTGGTAGATACCTAAAGACAGTACGCCGTACTTACTAAGAAGCAGTAATTTGTCGTGAGGGGGCGGCGTTTGCTCCAACACGTCAATGAGGGATACGGAAACCTCCGTAGGAATACATTGTTGGGTCATGACATTTCGGCTTTCAAACGTTTAACTCCGCAAGCTGCGTTATGTAGAGAATGTTGATTTATAGACGAATCCGAAGAGCAGGCATTCAGTATGTCTACCAGCGTGTTGTGGTGGTCCACACCAAAATCGCAACGTATCAGCATGCTTCGTAATTTTTGTAATCGTGTGTCTTTCAACTTCCTGAATTTCTGTCCGGAATCAATCTGGTATGCGATATACCAAAGGGCTTTGTCCAAATCCTCCATGCCGTTTTTTTCCATATATCGGAATACATATTTGAATGCGTTGCCCAGCGTAAACGGCATATGCCTCGTAAACTCGATGCACTCGTGTGCCCTCGATTTATAGTGGTTAGGGTTAATGGGGTTATTCATAAAATTACCTTAAATGTATTTAATATACTGTTTTTGTATTTTACGCGGAATATAAAATAACCGTCGAGACTTCGACGGTTATTTACAACCCTGCAATTACATATCCCAGTTAAAGTCGGGTTCTTCATACCACGAAATCAGGGATTTAATTTCCTGTTTGTTTAGTTTAGCCAGTGCGTTGCCAAGTCGGATACCCAGATCGTACTTTCCGGTGGCACGCTCTTTATATGTGCATGCAATAGCCCACTTCCCGTAATGTCTACTGCGCTTATCCTGCTCAACCCAGAACTCGACTGCATAGCCTATTATTTTTGACACCATCTTAACAGCGTCAATAAATCTAAGTACGTCAGGAGTGGGCAGGATTTCCTGCCCGGTCTTCGTATCAAACGTATAAATCCGACAGTTGGTAAATCTGATAAACAATTTTGCAAACAGTACGTTCCGTGAGGCGTAGTCTGTAAGGGCATCTGCAAAAACCCCGTAAGGCGTATGTAGAGGATGTCCTTCGGGGAACTCCATTATACGATTCCTAATATAACCTCCGCACACTTGAAGAGTTTCAGTATCCGTCATAATCTTCACGGCTCCCATACCTATCATAATGTTGGGCTGCCAAATCCTCCTTCCTTAAACGTCTTGCAAGGTTTCTTGATTGAAACGCGAAACGCGGACTGTTCCTCGGAGTACCCTCAGCTTCAATCATCTGTTCTGCTTTAGGCAGATAATAATCGCAAATAATCTCGTCTTCATCCAAACTGTCCAAGTATCGACCTAAATCCGCTAATACGGGGTCATAACACATCGTTATCTACTCCAAAAGAAACCGCGACATAAGTTGACGCGTTCTAAATTTAAAACAGAGTCAAGTTTGAGTGTTCCCAAAAACTTCGACTAACAATCGCCAGTTGCGTTCTATGAAGAACTTTAACGATGCGCACTCCGTATCGAACGCCTCACGCAAGGCATCATAATCATTCCAGAAACCTGTGTAGGTTTCACATATCCACGGAGTACCTCCGTCTTCGGTTAAAACCAAAGGGCAACGGATGTGCTCCCTATCCGGAGCTTCTTCGTACCACGTTGAGACTTTCTCGAAGAATTCCTGATAATCCTTACAGCCCTCAGGTAGGGGGACATAATCCGAATAAACTGTCTCAAAAGCCGTCTGCCACAGCAATTTGTCGAATCGTTCTTGTGCCGTAATCATTTCTCATAACTTTCATCTGACGGCGGATGAAGGTTGTCTGCTAACGCAGTCAGAATATCATCCGCCTGTTGTAACAAAATAGCCTTCGTCTCACCGTCAAAGTACGGTATCGGTACGAAGGCTATGCCTAAATTTAAAAAGTGCCGCGCACTAGTTTCCGACTGTTCAAGTTCACACGGGGGACTTTTCATTTTCAATCCTCAAATGTTGTAACTATGTAAAAGGTTGAACGCGGTTGCCATTACGATAGGGTCTTGTCCGTTGCCAACGGCTTTAAGCCGCTGCTGCCAATCGGGAAATTCATCATCCACTCCGCAAAAGAGGGGGTCAGGTATATCGGGTCGGCAGAGGATGTCCTCAAACCTTCTGATGCTTTCGCTCCGCGATATTCCGGGCTGCCCCTGTATCTCGCCCGTCCTGACCCTTTGTATTCGTTCGCGCCGATGGTCGGAATCCTGACGGGCGGCGTAAATCCACACGCGTTCCCGTTTGTGGATGTTTCCGCAGTCAGCACTTCCAAGCACCAATGGGGGTTTGGGTCGGTAGCCGAGCCTGTCGAGCGTGCGGTAAATTTCGATAACGGCAGGGCTGGTGAGGAGGCCGGGGACGTTTTCAAAAAAACAAATTCGCGGTTGTACAACCTCAATCGTTTTGACAATTTCAGCGAACAGGTAGCGTTCGTCGTCTGTGCCCTTGCGTTTGCCAGCCAGGCTGAAAGGCTGGCATGGGAATCCGCCTGTAAGCACGTCGATGGTGCCGGCATATTCGGCGGCGTGGTGCCGGTTAAATTCTGCGATGTCTCCATAAATATTTCCTTGGTTAAACCAGCCGTCTGCAATCCGCTGGCGGATGACGGCTTGGCAGTATTCGTCTTTTTCAACGTAGGCGGCCGTTTCCCAGCCGAGTATCAGCGAGCCGTAGATGCCGCCACCTATGCCACTGAACAGGGATAGTTCGCGCATTTCAGGTAGCCTCCTTCATAAAAGTAAACCAATGCGTTCTGCCGTGGCGGCCGGTGGGATG